CCACGGGCCAAGTGGCGATGGAGGAAGGCCGTAAAGCCATCCTGTGCGAACTGAACCCCGAATATGTGCAGCTTATGAATCAAAGGCTCAACAGCGTCACCCCGAGCCTCTGGTCACAACCAATGGAGGCGTTGAAATAACATGGCCGGAGAATGGATTAAGGTAGAGAACCACCTGCACGAGAAGGTCGAGGTGGCGGCGATTGCCGACCACACCGGATTAGACCTGGATGCGGTGGTCGGGAAGCTCGTGAAGGTGTGGGCTTGGGCGTCACGGAATTGTTACGCTGACGGCGTAACGGGCGTTACGGCACTGCGCATCATCCGCGAAATCACGCACACGCCGACCTTCGATGAAGCGATGGCAAAATGCGGTTGGTTGATTGTGAAAGGCGACAAAATCGAGTTTGTAAACTTCGATCGGCACAACAGCCAAACCTCTAAAGACCGAGCACTTGCGGCCCTGCGAATGGCCAAGAAACGCGGCAACGATGCCGTTACGGAAAAGTTACGGGACAAGCGTAACAAATCTGTAACCAGAGAAGAGAAGATAAATAAGGCGTCTGCCTACGGCAGCACGCCAGCCCCCATGTCCCTATGAGCGCAATGGAGAAAATCATTCCCATGCCGAAAGCGGCGATCCCTCTCAACGAACCGGCAGAACGGGCTGCGATTTCGTGCCTGATGCAGAATTTCGCCAACCTGGACGCCATGAGCTGGCCGGAGGATTTGTTTTTTTACGAGAAGCACAAACTGATCCTCGGCACGATCCGCAAGCTGCACGAGGACGGGGTGAAGACGGATTTCATGGCGATCCTGGCGCAACTCGAAGCCACGGGTCAACTCGACGCGGCGGGGGGAGTTCACGAACTCAATGACCTGCACGATGTCATGCCCACAGGCGACTCGGGGACGGCGGCATGGCATCGAGGGGCGTTGATGGATGCGAGGCGTTACCGCACGGCGCTGGCCGCAATCCGCAAGGCGGAGGAGGGGTTTCTCCGGCAGGAGGGCGACATCGCTGCCGTGGCGGAGGCGCTCAATGGCGCGGCGGCCATGCAGGAGACGCCCCGCATCGGTATGAAGCAACTCATCGACGGGTTGATCGCCGACCTGGAGAAGACGGAGCCGGTGGAGACCTTCGGCTCGGGGATCGGCGCGCTCGACCGCGTGGCGCACCTCAAGCGCGGGGAACTCCTGACCGTGGCGGCGCCGACATCGGGCGGCAAGTCGATCATGCTCCTGCAAATGGCGCTCCATGCTCTGCGGGCTGGCAAGCGCGTGGCGGTTTTTTCGCTCGAAATGCCGGCGACTCAGGTCGTGGGGCGGATGCTCTCGGCTATGTGTGGGTTTCCGGTCGGCATCCTTCGCATGAGCAACAGGGAAGGGGAGAAGTCGCGGGGGATGTCGGACAAATTCACGGCCTACGCTCAGGAGCTGGCGCACTACCCGCTCGAGGTCGAGAGCAACCTGACCGAGTGGGAGGCGATCGATGGGGCGGCTCGGGAGTTGGTGGCGAAGGACAAGGCGGACCTGATCGTGGTCGATTACATCCAACTCATCCACCTCCGGGCGCTCGGATCCAACGAGACGCGCGAGCAACATGTCTCGGAGGTGTCCAAGCGGCTCAAGTCGCTGGCCCTCCACCTCAATGTCGCGGTGGCGACGGCTTCCCAGCTCAATGACGACAACCCGCCGAAGCTCCGCGAGTCCCGCGCCATCGGTCACCACTCGGATCATGTGTGGTTCGTGGGAGGCCAGCCGGAGGAGCAGTTCCTGACCATCATCAAGAACCGCGACGGCGAGCGAGGCGGGGCCGTGCCGGTGCGCATGAACGGCGCCACGGCGACCTTTTCCGAACGAATCTCTGACAATCAAACCAATACAAAATGAAACTCTACATAGGAATAGACCCCGGACTTTCCGGCGGCATCGCGTTTATCCCAACCCTCGGCGACCCATGGGCGCACAAAATGCCCGAGACCGACCGAGACCTCATCGACCTCCTCAGCGATGCCATTTCTCTGGCAGAGCCTCGGGCGGTGCTGGAGTTGGTCCACTCCTCGCCGCAGATGGGCGTCAAATCGGCTTTCACCTTTGGCGAGGGGTATGGGCGCTTGCAGGCGGTTCTGACCGCTCTACGCGTCCCCTTCGAGCGCGTGCGGCCGCAGGCATGGCAGAAGGCAATGGGGTGTTTGACCCGTGGCGACAAGAATGTGTCGAAGCGCCGGGCGCAGGAGCTTTTCCCAAGCCTCAAAGTCACGCACGCCACAGCGGACGCGCTCCTCATCGCCGAATACAACCGGAGGACGGCACGGCCATGAGCAAACGCAAAAAGCCCAAATTCGGAGGGCGCGGGAAGATCATCCAAATGACCATGGGCTATCGCGAGTTCCGCGAGGCCTGGCTCGCCAACATGCTCGATGAAATGTCCGCCGCCTGTGATCGCTTTTGGGCTGCGACCCCCGAGCGCCGGAAGATCGAGGCCGCACGCCAGCGATCGGGTTTTAACTTTGGACACTCACATGAATAACACCTTCACCGCAAGGAACGGCGAACCTGCCTATATGCCAGAATACGACCTTGACACCCCCGAGGACACGCTCGCCGATGAACTCGGCACGACGCCGGCCATTGCCCGCAAGGTCATGGCCATGCTCCAAGCCGCCGAGGTGCGACAGCAGGCGCTGACCTTGGGCAAGGTGGTCGGGCTATTGCTCGAGACGAACAACCTGCCGGTCATGGCGAACGCGATCGCCTTTGCGGCCGGGCTGGATCAGCTAAACGGCAAGATGTCCCAGGCGCAGGTGGCGCGGGAGCTGGGCGTCACCAGGGCACTCGTGAGCCATTACACGGTCGGTGTGCGCGATGTCCTCAGCGGCAAGCGCGACACATTCGACTGCACGAAATTCCGCAAGAAGAATTCCTCCAGAGAAACCTTCCGGGCGAAAGCCACGGATCCACACACGGCTGCCAAGTCGGCAGCCATTGCCAGATACAGAGCATCCCTCAAAACCACAACACCATGACAATACAACTCGTAGAACATCCATCATTGACGCCTGTGGGTGTCGATCTCACTCAAGAAACAACTCAAGACGAATGGAAAGACCTCCACAGGAGAATTCTGATTTGCAAAAAAATGGCCGCAAAGTGGCGGACTGAATCGCTAGATTACGCAACATCCCGATGGGGGGAGGAATATGCGCATGACACAGAAGTCCAGTTAGAGTTGAATCTAGGTATCCCCCTGCCACCCGAAAAGCCCACGCTCAATCCTGCGGACAAAACAACAGCCATCGTGACGATCGAGGGGCTGTCGCAGAAGTTCCAACTTTGGGAAAGGAAGATGAGCGACGACATCGGCAAGTGGGACCGTGACCGGCTCGAGCGCGCCCTCGAACTCCTCACCCCTATGGAGGCGACAGCCGCACGGATCCGCCAACTCCTCGCGTGACCTGCCCGAACTGTGGCACCGACACCCGCGTCATCGCCACCCGCGACGGATACAGGCGCAGGCTATGCACCAAGGGCCATCGGTTCGTCACCATCGAACAGGCGCACGAAACGAAATTCCCATGGCCATCCAAACCAAAGCGCAAACCATTGAAGAAAAAAAAGAAACCAAAGCAGGACGACAAATGGATCGAACGCATCAACGCGAAGCTGGCCGAGACAACATGAGGGGGGCGGCATGGGAACCCTACCGAAATGGTTCGACCATCGCAGTTTGCCAGTCGCTCGTTAGTTTTATGTGAGCAATAAAATTCCCATTTCCCTATAATGAAACCAAAGAAGACCCCAAAGAGAGGCAAGGGCCGACCGCGAAATCCTGTAACGGATCGCATTGCCGATGAGCTTGCTGTCACGAAACGGCAGGCGCGCAACCTTGCCGCCGAGTCCGAGACCACCGGCCTGCCCGTGGAGGACATGAAGGCCGCGAGGCTCAGGAAGCTGAAGCTCGAGGGCGACCGGATCGAGTATTTGCTGGAGGTCACCAAGGGGAAGCACATCGCAAAAGAGAAGGTCGAGGAAGAAATGATCGGCCTCGGCATGGCCGTGAAGGCTCAACTCTTCTCATGGGTGGGCGCATTGCCTGGGCGACTCGAAGGGCTATCGGCGGCTCAGATGGTGCCTATCCTCGAAGATGAAATAAACCGGATTCTCAAAACGCTTTCCGACGAATGATCGCAGAATTCTTCAAACTCGGGGTGAACCCCGGCGAGCGGCTCAGTCCGGTGCAATGGATGTCTCGGCATGTCGTCGTTCCGCACTCGGCACGAAATACGCAATTCGATTCCACGACAGCGCAGTGGATGAACGAGCCAATCGAAGAGATCGCCAAAGACACGAACGACGAGATCCTTATCTGCGCACCTGTCGGCAGTGGGAAGACCACGCTTTTCGAGTCTCTGCTGGCATGGATCATCTCGGAGAACCCCGGCCCGACATTGGTGACCGGGCAGACGGACAAAACAGCGAAGCAGTGGGCCGAGTCGCGCCTCGGGCCGATGCTCGAAGCTATCCCATCGGTCGCCAAGCTCTTCCCAAAAGACCGGCACCAGAAGCGCAAGACGGAAATCCTTTTTCCACACATGCCGCTTTTCATCGGCGGCGCAAACCTCACCAGCCTTCAGGAGAAATCTATCCGGTGGGCGATAGCCGATGAGGTGTGGCGTTGGAAGCGCGGCATGCTCGAGGAATTCCGGCGCCGAACTCACGACCGATGGAATGCCCGCCGCATCCTAGTCTCGCAAGGAGGCGAGGAGGGCGACGATTTCCATGACGCAGAAGACTTATGCGAAAAGCGCGAATTCTCCTGGCAGTGCTTATGCGGCGAAGTTCACCCGTGGGATTTCAAAAACATAGCTTTCGACCGCGAGTCCGACGCCAATGGTGCCATGCTCTGGGACCGCGTGGCCAAGAGCGCCCGGCTCGTCTGCCCCACATGCTCGCACGAATTCATGGACGATCCCCGCATCCGCCGCGCCTTGTCATCTGGCTCGCGCTACATCGTGAAGTCGCACGGCGCGCCAGGGCGGATCGCCTTTCATTACGATGCCGCTGCCGTCTGGTGGATTCCGTGGGGATCGCTCGCCGTGGAGTGGGTCAAAGCCGATCTCGACCGCAAGGCCGGAGACACCGAGGCGATGAAACAATTCGTGCAAAAGCGCAACGCCCGCCGCTGGACCGTGCAAGGCACCGGAGCCACCAGCGCCGAGGTGCTCGCCTGTCGCAAAGACTACCTTCGCGGAGCCTGCCCCATCGAGCCGGTGGCTATCACGCTCTCGGCGGATGTTGGCCAAGACACATCGCACTGGACCACGATGGCCTTTGCAGAAAATGGCGACGCCTATGTCATCGACTACGGCACCGTCACCGGCATCGACGACATGCTCGAGGTCGCGCAGTCGCAGAAATACAAGACCGCCGAAGGCCGGGAGGTTACGCCCATCGGCGGCCTGCTTGATTCAGGCTTCAACGCCAACGCCGTTTACCGCGCTTGCTATCTCTCGGGGAATTTCTTTTTCCCCGCCAAAGGATCAGGCGCAAACTTCGGCAGCATCTCCGAGAGCGTGCTGAAGGAATATCCAACGATGCCGCTCTACACGGTCAACGAATTCGCGTCGAAGGTCTCGCTTTTC